TGGTATGGCGACAAGCCGGGGCTGGTGCGCGCGATGATTGCAGCCAACGCTGCCGAGGTCATGGAAACGCTGGAGGCGATCGAGGCGCGCAAGCTGCCGTTGGGGGAGGATCTGCGCGATGTGGGGGCGCGGCTTTTGGCGCTTTTGGTGGGCGAACGCTCGGTCGCCTTGAACCGGGCGGCGGCGGGTGATGCCTCGGGCGATCTGGGGCGCGAACTGGCGCGGGGCGGGCGCGAAACGGTGATGCCTCGACTGGCGGCGCTGATCGGTCGGCATGGGCTGGAGGGGCAGGCGGCGGCGGAATGTTTTCTTGCGCTGCTTCTCGGTGATTGGCAGATGGCGCGGGTCATCGGGGTGATGGCCGAGCCGGACACAGCCATGAAGGCGGCGAGGCTGGAGGATGCCGTAACGCGACTGATGGCCCTGGTAAAGCGGGATTTCTTTCGAATTCGTAAAGACAGCGCGCGCCAAGCTGTTGAAAAGGAACAGTTTTCATTTGACATATAGAACGCTCTGATGTAGGGTTTTACCTATGCTAGAAGAGGTGGGCGAACTGCCAGGGGGGCAACCCCTTGCGCCGTTTTTTTCATTTCACTCGTGCGGGGGCGGCATGAGAGGCGGGCATAGCAGCAGATGACAATCAAGTTCTCCGTCGGAGACGAACCGCCAGTGGATTTGCTGGCGGCAACAGAGCAACTTTACCAATCGACCGCAGAAGATCTGGTCCGTGTGCTGAACGCGATCAAGGCGGGACAGATCGACGAGGCAAAGGCGGCCGTGCAGGCTGTCCGTGACCTTCGGGCGGCGTTTCAGATGGTCATGGATGAAAGGGGACGCGTTGATAAACTCCGCAAACAGGTGGCCGGGGCTGTCGGAACCGGCGAGCTTAACCTACACGCCGCGCGCGATGAGATCGGGCGCAGACTTGCTTGCCTGCGCCGAGCCGCAGGCGGTTGAGGCGTTTCTGGACGGGTTGTCGGACAATGCGCTGATGGCGCTGCCGTGGATGTTCGAGTTCTGGGCGCTGCCGCATCAACTGCCGCCGGATGGCGCGTGGAAAACCTGGGTGATCATGGGCGGGCGTGGTGCGGGCAAGACCCGCGCCGGTTCGGAATGGGTGCGCGCCGAGGTGGAGGGTGCTGCGCCGCAGGATATCGGCCGCTCGCGCCGGGTGGCACTGGTGGGGGAAACGGTGGAACAGGTGGTCAAGGTGATGATCGAGGGCGACAGCGGCATTCTGGCCTGCTCGCCCCCGGATCGGCGGCCGGAATGGCAAGCGACGCGCAAGCAGTTGCTGTGGCCTAGCGGGGCGATTGCGCAGGTGTTTTCGGCGCATGACCCGGCCAGTTTGCGCGGGCCGCAGTTTGATGCGGCCTGGGTGGACGAACTGGCGAAATGGCCGAAGGCGGAAAAGGCCTGGGATCAGTTGCAGTTTGCGCTGCGGCTGGGGGATAACCCGCGACAGGTGGTGACGACGACACCGCAGAACGTCGCGGTGTTGAAGGATATTCTGAAAAACCCTTCCACTGTGGTCACGCATGCGCCGACCGACGCCAACCGCGCCTATCTGGCCGCCAGCTTTCTGGAACAGGTCCAGGCGCGTTACGGCGGCACAGCCCTGGGGGCGCAGGAATTGCAGGGCTTGCTGCTGGAGGATGTGGCAGGGGCTTTGTGGACGACGGCTGCGCTGGAGGCGGGGCGGCTGGCGGCGGCACCACGCTTGCAGCGCATCGTGGTGGCGGTGGACCCGCCGGTGACCGGACATGGCAAATCGGATGAATGCGGCATCGTGGTGGTGGGGGCTGTGACGGAAGGGCCGCCGCAGAACTGGCATGCGGTGGTGCTGGAGGATGCCTCGGTCAAGGGGGCTTCGCCTGACCAATGGGCGCGGGCGGCGATTGCTGCGATGCAGCGACACGGGGCTGACCGGCTGGTGGCCGAGGTCAATCAGGGCGGCGATCTGGTGGAGGGGGTGATCCGGCAGATTGATCCCTTGGTGCCGTTCCGGGCGGTGCGGGCGTCGCGCGGCAAGGGCATCCGGGCCGAGCCGGTCTCGGCCTTGTATGAACAGGGGCGGGTGTCGCATCTGCGCGGCCTGGCCGCGCTGGAGGCGCAGATGGTGCAGATGACGGCGCAGGGTTTCCTTGGCAAGGGCAGCCCGGACCGGGTGGATGCGCTGGTCTGGGCGCTGACCGATCTGATCGTGGAGCCTGCGGAGAAGCACCGAAAGCCGCAGGTGCGCACGCTGTAGGGCAGCGCGCGCTGGCTTCGGAATACTTAAACTTTTCAGGATTAGAACTGCCTTCAGACAAGCGCGGCATGGCGTCAGACGCTGGGGCCGGGAAGATAGGAGCTTAAGAGCATGGTGTTCGATTTCCTGAAGCGCGCGCAACCGGTGCCGGAGCAGAAGGCTTCGGCCACCGGACGCGTGGTGGCCTGGGGTGGGTCGGGCCGGGTGGCGTGGAGCCCGCGCGATCTGGTCAGCCTCGGCAAGGCCGGGTTTCAGGGCAACCCGATGGCGTTTCGCGCGGTCAAGCTGATCTCGGAAGCGGCGGCGGCGATGCCCCTGGTGTTGCAGGATGCCGAGCGGCGCTATGACGATCATCCGGTGATGGAGCTGATGCGGCGGCCGAATGCGGCGCAGGGCCGGGCCGAACTGTTCGAGGCGATCTATGGGCATCTGCTGCTGTCGGGCAACGCCTATATCGAGGCGGTGCCGGGGTTGGGGCGGATACCGGGGGAGCTGCATGTGCTGCGGTCAGACCGGATGGCGCTGGTGCCGGGGGCGGATGGCTGGCCGGTGGCCTACGACTATTCGGTCGGCGGGCGCACGCATCGGTTTGCGATGACGCCGGACAGCCAGCCGATTTGCCATATCAAGACGTTTCATCCGGCGGATGATCACTATGGATTTAGTCCGTTGCAGGCGGCGGCGGTGGCGATTGATGTGCATTCCAGCGCCTCGGCCTGGTCGAAGGCGTTGCTGGACAACGCGGCGCGGCCTTCGGGGGCGATCGTTTACAAGGGCGCGGACGGGCAGGCGCAGCTTTCCAACGATCAGTATGACCGGCTGGTGTCTGAAATGGAGATGCACCATCAGGGCGCGCGCAATGCCGGGCGGCCGATGTTGCTGGAGGGCGGGCTTGACTGGAAGCCGATGGGGTTCAGCCCGTCGGACATGGAGTTCCAGCAGACCAAAGAGGCGGCGGGGCGCGAGATTGCCACAGCCTTCGGGGTGCCGCCGATGCTGATGGGGATTCCGGGGGATGCGACCTATTCCAATTATCAGGAGGCCAACCGGGCGTTTTACCGGCTGACCGTGCTGCCACTGGTCGCGCGGGTGACGGCGGGGGTGTCGCACTGGCTTTCAACCTTTACCGGCGAGTTGGTGGAACTGAGGCCCGATCTGGATCAGATCCCGGCGCTGGCGGTGGAGCGTGATCAGCTGTGGGCGCGGGTCGGGGCGGCGGATTTTCTGAGCGAAGTCGAAAAGCGCATCCTGCTGGGGCTGCCGCGCCTGCAGGAGGGCGAATGACGCCGCCGCGCAAACCGTCCGAAGGCTCGCGCTATCTTTACGACAGTTTCGACGCCGCCCAGGCGCGGATCGAGGCGAATGAGCGGGTGGCTGAACAGCGTTGGACGGCGCTGGAATACCGGCTGGGCCAGATTGATGCGGTGCTGGAGCGGCTGGAAAAGCGGATCTGGGTGGGGGTCTACGGCGTGGCTGCGTTCTTGCTGGCGCAGATGGCGGAAACCCTGATCCGGGCGGCGGGAAAATGAAAGGGCATGCGATGATTGGACTGAGACAGGGCGCGCCGGAGTGGAAGTTCCACCAGCCCGAAAGCGGCCTGACGGTGACGGATGGCACGCTGGTTGCGGGCTATGCCAGCCTGTTTGGCAAGCGCGATCAGGGTGGCGATGTGGTGCAGAAGGGCGCCTATGCCGCCAGTCTGGCCAAGCTCGCCAACGCGGGCCGCGCCGTCAAGATGCTGTGGCAGCACGATCCGACCCAGCCGATTGGCGTCTGGGACGAGGTGCGCGAGGATGCGGTGGGGCTGTGGGTCAAGGGTCGCATCCTGACCGAGGTGGACAAGGGCCGCGAGGCGGCGGCCCTGTTGGCGGCGGGGGCGATTGACGGGTTGTCGATCGGCTACCGCACCGTCAAGGCGGAACGCGACGGCAAGGGCCAGCGGCTGTTGTCGGAGCTGGAGCTTTGGGAGGTTTCACTTGTGACCTTCCCGAT